GCATTACCTTGTAGGGCAGGATATACTTAACAGCTCTCACAAGATACACCTTATTCAACAGGATAAGGATTCTCAATCTATAAAGGTTTGGATTCAGAGGGAGGACGAGATTCTTCTTTGGAAAGAATTCAATTCAAATATGCCAATTTCAATCGAGTACAATATAAATTTTTAAGATGAGCGAAGACCAAAAAGATGCTTTAGAGCAACTTAAGAAATCAGAAGAGTCAGCAAAAGATACGTTTGATTCGTGGGTAAACAACTTAGAAGACCAAGAACAGCCTGATGCTTGCAGCATTGATGACGAGGACTGTGAAGCTTGTGGGTCGTAATGAAGTCTCCATTTAATTTTATTGTACGCCCTTTAGAAGGGAAGAGATATAACAACACCAAAAGCATTGGCGGTATGGAGTTTGTCGTTAGTACCTCCGAGGAAGACCATAAGTTTTCTAACCGAGAAGCTGTTGTTGTTGAGACACCTGTAGGGTATACGGGAGATATAAAGATTGGCGACACCTTACTAGTACATCACAACGTGTTTAAGTTTTACAACGACATGAAGGGTAGACGTAAGAGTGGTAAGAGTTACTTTAAGGATGATTTATTCTTTGTAGATAACGACCAATTCTACTTATACAAGCAGGATGGGGAATGGAATAGTCATGATAGATTTTGTTTTATAGAGCCTGTAGCTGTTGTAGAAAGCTTTATAGATAAGTCATGTAAATACGAACCTTTAATAGGTCGCGTTAAGTATCCTAATGACTACTTAAGGTCAAAGGATATAAAGGAAGGTGACTTAGTTACCTTTAGCCCTGACAGTGAGTATGAGTTTAAGGTGGATGATAAAACCCTATACAGAGTATTCGACCATCAGGTAACTATGAAGTTGTAATATGGATTCAATAGATTTACGTAAGGAAATTATAGAGGCGGGGTATAAGGCTGTGAAGCAACTCATTAAGGTTGCTAAGGAGGATATTATAAAGCCGGACCCTATGGATGAGCTTGCTGCAGATAAGTTAAAGAACGCAGCCGCATCAAAGAAGCTTTCTATATTCGATGCCTTTGAGATATTAAAAAGAATTGATTCAGAGCAGGAGACTTTAGATATAGAATCTAAGGGTCCTAATAGAACGGATACAAAACAAGGATTTGCAGAACGAAGGTCAAAATAACTTATATCGCGTTATTCCCGATTACATCCCCTCAAGGCCACTATCAAAAAAAAATGGTAGCCGAAGTTGGTTGTATGGGTACAACGAGGAGTATGACTTTGTAAACATATCCAAGACAGGTCAGATAGGTGAGGTCGTTGAAATCTCAGGACTACGAATAGGATTACCTCCTACGCCTAAAGATTGCTACAGCAGGAATAAAGCAAAATCACAGCAGTATTGGGAGCGTGAAGAGTTCCCAAAAGAACTGCAGAAAATAAACTCTATATTTCAATGGAATGATATGCCGTCACCTTTTAAGGATAGATGGGTTGATTATATAGAGTCTGAGTTTGATAGAAGGGAGGAAGGGTATTGGTTCATGAATCATGGTGACCCGGCCTACATAACAGGTTCACACTATATGTATCTACAATGGACTAGTATAGATGTAGGTTATCCCGACTATCGAGAAGCTAACAGAATATTTTTTATTTTTTGGGAGGCATCAAAGGCTGACAAGCGTTCTTTTGGTATGACTTACCTTAAGATAAGGCGTTCAGGATTTTCTTTTATGGGGTCCTCGGAAGCGGTAAATACGGGTACGCTAGCGAAAGATTCTAGGGTAGGAATACTATCTAAGACAGGTTCTGATGCTAAGAAGATGTTTACCGATAAGGTTGTCCCTATCAATAGCAGGCTACCTTTCTTCTTCAAGCCAATCATGGATGGTATGGATAAGCCAAAGACAGAGCTTGCATTTAGAATCCCTGCATCTAAGATTACTAAGAAGAATATGTACGACACTGAAGCTGAGGAGCTTGAGGGGTTGGATACTACAATAGATTGGAAGAATACGGATGACAACTCGTATGATGGTGAGAAGCTATTGCTACTAGTACACGATGAGAGCGGTAAGTGGATTAAGCCAAATAATATCTTAAACAATTGGCGCGTAACAAAAACGTGTCTACGTTTGGGTAGTAAGATTATTGGTAAGTGCATGATGGGTTCTACATCAAATGCACTATCTAAGGGTGGTAGCAACTTCAAGAAACTTTACGAAGACTCTGATGTAAATACTAGGAATGCCAACGGTCAAACCAAGAGTGGTATGTACGCGTTGTTTATTCCTATGGAGTGGAACATGGAGGGTTTTATTGATAGATATGGGATGCCTGTATTTAAAAAACCTAATAAGCCCGTGTTAGGAGTGGATGGTGAGATGATAAGTAATGGGGCTGTAGATTATTGGGAGGCTGAAGTTGATTCACTTAAGGGTGACGCTGATGCTTTAAATGAATTCTACAGACAGTTCCCTAGAACAGAGTCGCATGCTTTTAGAGATGAGAGCAAGTCTTCGTTGTTTAACCTTACTAAAATATATCAGCAGATAGATTATAACGATTCATTGATTACAGAGCACCACGTAACTCGTGGCTCATTCCATTGGAAGGGAGGGGTAAAGGATACTGAGGTTGTATTTAGCCCCGATACTCGTGGTAGGTTCTTGGTAAGTTGGATTCCTAATAAGAATCTTCAGAACAGGTCTGTAAGCAAGAGAGGTAACAAGTACCCGGGTAATGAGCATATAGGTTCATTTGGGTGTGACTCCTATGATATATCAGGAACTGTAGGTGGTAAAGGGTCCAACGGCTCCTTGCATGGGCTTACTAAGTTTAACATGGATGAGGCTCCTAGTAATGAGTTTTTCTTAGAGTATATAGCTAGGCCACAGACTGCAGAGATATTCTTTGAGGAGGTTCTGATGGCGTGTATATTCTACGGCATGCCAATTCTTTGTGAGAACAACAAGCCAAGGCTTTTGTATCACTTTAAGAATAGAGGCTACAGAGGTTACTCAATGAATAGGCCTGATAAGGTGTTTAACAAACTCTCAAAGACAGAGAAAGAGTTAGGGGGAATACCTAACTCATCTGAGGACGTAAAGCAATCACACGCCTCAGCTATTGAGTCTTACATAGAAAAGCATGTCGGTATAGATATGAGTGGTGCGTATAGGGATTCTGATGAGATGGGCTTAATGCCTTTCGCTAGAACTCTTGAGGATTGGGCTAGGTTTGATATTAACAATAGAACAAAGTTTGATGCTTCGATTAGCTCAGGGTTAGCCATTATGGCTAATCAGAAGAGCTCGTATCAGCCCGAACAAAAACAGTCAAAAATAAGTGTTACCTTTGCTAAGTACAATAACAAAGGGTCAATCAGTGAATTACTAAGATAGATGAAAGAGGTAAATGTAAACATATCGGCTGCAGGTTTTCCTAGTCAATTTGTTTCAGATGCAGAAAAAGCAACTGAAGAATTTGGGATACAGATAGGTCAAGCAATACAGTACGAGTGGTTCAAGAGAGATGGTAATTCATGTAGATACTACGACCAATGGAGAGACTTTCATAGGTTGAGGTTATATGCAAGGGGTGAACAGTCTGTTGCAAAATATAAGACTGAGCTTGCCGTTGATGGTGACCTTTCATATTTAAACCTTGATTGGACTCCCGTACCTATCCTACCTAAGTTTGTAGACATCGTTGTTAACGGAATGTCTGACAGATTATTTAAGGTTAAGGCTTACGCTGAGGATGCAATATCACAAGAAAATAGAAGTAAGTTTCAGGAAATGATTCAAGGACAGATGGTTGCTAAACCAATCCTTGAGACGATACAGAAGAATACAGGTATGAATCCGTTTACTATGGAGCCTGATGACTTACCTGATAATGACGAGGAGCTTTCCTTGTACATGAACTTAAACTACAAGCCGGCTATCGAGATAGCTGAGGAGACTGCTATTGACACCTTACTCTCAGAGAATAAGTACGTAGACTTAAGGAAAAGATTTGACTATGACCTTACTGTATTAGGCATAGGTGTAGCAAAGCATGAGTTCTTACCGGGCGCAGGAGTTAAGGTTAGTTATGTAGACCCCGCGAATGTAGTGTACAGTTATACTGAAGACCCGCACTTTAAAGATTGTTTTTATTGGGGTGAGATTAAAACCGTACCTATTATTGAGTTAAGTAAGATTGACCAATCGCTCACTAATGAGGATTTTGAAAAAATCTCTCAGTACAGTCAGAGTTGGTACGACTACTACAACACAGCTCAGTTTTACGAGAATGATATTTTTTACAAGGATACCGCTACATTAATGTACTTCAACTATAAGACTACTAAGAAGATTGTCTATAAGAAGAAGGTGTATGATAATGGTGGCTCTAAGATGATTGAGAAGGACGACCAATTTAATCCACCCGTGGAGATGATGGATGAGGGTAACTTCGAGAAGGTAGAGAAAACTATTGACGTTTGGTACGAAGGCGTTATGGTTATGGGGACGAACATCTTACTTAAGTGGGAGATGGCTGAGAACATGGTTAGACCTAAGTCTGCTAGTCAGCATGCTATCTCTAACTACGTAGCCGTAGCTCCTAGAATGTATAAAGGAAATATTGAATCTTTAGTAAGAAGGATGATTCCTTTTGCTGATTTAATTCAGATAACACACTTAAAACTTCAGCAGGTAATATCAAGAGTTGTACCTGACGGTGTTTACATTGACGCGGATGGATTAAATGAGGTAGACCTTGGAACAGGTAGTGCGTATAACCCTGAGGACGCTTTAAGATTATACTTCCAAACAGGTAGTGTGATTGGTAGAAGCTACACGCAGGATGGTGACTACAACCAAGGTAAAGTTCCTATTCAGCAGCTAACCTCAAATTCAGGGGCTAGCAAAACGCAAATGCTTATTGGTAACTATAACCATTACTTAGGAATGATACGAGCTGTAACAGGCTTAAATGAAGCGAGAGACGGTTCTACTCCTGACCCTAATTCTTTGGTTGGAGTGCAAAAGCTAGCAGCGTTAAATTCCAACACAGCTACAAGGCACATATTAGATAGTAGTCTTTATATTTATAAGACGCTAGCTGAAGCTTTAACGTACAGGGTTTCTGATATACTAGAGTACGCCGACTTTAAGGATGAGTTTGTTAATCAGATAGGTAAGTACAATGTATCTATCCTAAACGAGATTAACAGTCTATACATTTATGACTTTGGAGTCTTTATTGAGGTGTCTCCTGATGAGGAAGAGAAAGCTCAGCTTGAGCAGAATATACAGATGGCTTTATCTAAGGGTGATATAAACTTAGAGGACGCTATTGATATTAGAGAGATAAGAAACTTAAAACTTGCTAATCAATTACTTAAGGTTAAGAGAATTAAGAAGCAAGAGCGTGACGAGAAGATGGCTATGCAGAAGCAGGCTATGACAGCTCAGCAGCAATTAAAGTCTCAAGAGATGGCGGCTCAAGTTGCTATGCAAAAGATTCAGGCGGAGAGTCAAGCTAAGATGCAGCTCAAACAAGCTGAGATAGCTTTTGAAATTGAGAAGATGAATAATGAGGCTCAGCTTAAATCCATGCTAATGGATAAAGAGTTTAGTCTTAACATGCAGTTACGTGGTGTGTCCGAGCAAGCTTTAGACCAAAGGGAGAATCAGAGAGAGGATGCTAAGTCGGCTCGCATTAGTCAGCAGAACACAGAGCAGAGTAAATTAATTAATCAGCGCAAGAACAACCTACCGCCTCAGAACTTTGAGTCTAACGAGGATAGCTTAGATGGGTTTGATTTAGCTGAATTTAACCCAAGGTAGTATGGCAACAAAAGGTAGAACAAAAAAGAATAAGATATGCTCTGCAGGAATTGCGTGGGCAAAAAGAACATTCGACAGATACCCTTCAGCTTATGCAAACATGGCTGCAAGTAAATATTGTAAAGACCCTAACTACGCTAAAAAATCTAAAAAATAATGGCAGCATACGGAACTAAAAAGAAGAAGCCTAAAAAACCAAAGTACTAATGGGTGAGCTTAAAAAGTGGAGAGATGAGAAGTGGGTTCGTATAGGGACTGACGGTTCTATTAAAGGAGCGTGCGGTACTAGTAAGAATAAAAAGAACCCTGATAGATGTTTACCACTTAATAAAGCTAATAGTATGAGTAAAGCAGAAAGAGCTTCAACTGCTAAAAAGAAAAAGAAGTACGGCAGAAAAAAACAGTTTGTGTCCAATACCAAGGCAGGTAGGGTCACAAGAAAAAGCGTCTAAAATATAAATAAATTTTGTTTAACTTTGCATAAAATCAAATCAAATGGAAATTAAAGTAAAAGCGTTAGACGGTGTAGAGCAGAAGTCTACAGCGGAGGTGGAAGAGGAATTGCTAGAAAAGCATGAAGAGCAGTTTGAGGACTCAGCACCAACAGAAGAAACTCAGGTAATAGAAGAACCGCAAGCCGAAGAGGTTGAGCAGCAAGAGCCGCAAGGCATTACCGAGGAGCAAGTTCTTTCACATATTAAAGAAAGATACAATAAGGAGATTACATCAGTAGATGAGTTGTTTGTAGAGCGAGAAGCTCAAGAAGAACTACCTGAGGATGTAGCTGCTTATTTTAAGTATAAAAAAGAAACAGGGCGAGGCATCAGTGACTATGTTAAATTACAACAGGACTTTGATGAGGTAAACCCTGAATCTTTGCTAAGAGATTATCTTAAGGCTACGGAAACAGCTCTTGACGATGACGACATTCAGTCGTTAATGGATGAGTATTCCTACGATGCAGACTTAGATGAAGAGTCGGACATTAAGAAAATCAAGGTGGCAAAGAAAAAAGCTATTGCTAAGGCTAAGAACTACTTTACCGAGCAGCAGGAGATGTACAAGCAACCACTTGAGTCAAGACAGGAAGCTATCTCTGAGGGCGAGAATGAGGAGTACAAAGCGTATAAGCAGTATTTGAATGAGGCGGCAACGCAGCAAGAGGAGACAAAAAGAAAGTCTGAGTGGTTCTCACAAAAGACTGACGAGGTTTTTAACAATGAGTTCAAAGGTTTTGAGTTCAATATTGGAGAAGACCAAGTCACTTTTAATCCGGGTAGTGCAGAGGAAGTAAAGAAGGCTCAGCTATCACCAATGAATTTTGTTAACAAGTATTTGGATGATAACGGACTTATGAATGACGCTGCAGGATACCACAAAGCACTAGCCGTTGCAATGAATCCTGAGAAGTTTGCTCAATTTTTTTATGAGCAGGGTAAAGCAAATGCGACAGAGGATGTTATGAGGAAGACTAAGAATATTAATATGACAACTCGCAACGCCCCTGCTTCAACTGTTAAATCAGGAGCACAAGTTAGGTCTTTGAGCAGTGACTCAGGTCGAGGTTTAAAGATTAGGAGTATTAAAAGAAAATAATTTTAAAAAAACAAAAAAATGGCAGGTTCAGTACAGACTAGTCCGGGCTTTGATTTACAGCCCTCAGCACAACAAGTGCCGACAGCGACTAATTACATTACAGATTTTAACTTCTTAAGTCAGTATCTACCGGATACTTACGAGAAGGAATTCGAGCGTTACGGTAATCGTACCGTAGCATCTTTCCTACGATTGGTTGGAGCAGAGATGCCTTCTAACTCAGACCTTATCAAATGGGCAGAGCAAGGAAGACTACACACTAAATACGTTAACTGTAGCTCAGGTGCAGCAGCAGCGCAAGGTACTGCAACTATTACAGTAGCAGATGTTCTTGACCCTAATAGACAGAATATTGGCTTAACAGCAGGTTCTATTGCTATTCGTGTAGGTAATACAGTTATGATTTCTGACAACGCAGGTTCAGGAAGCAATAAAGGGGTTGTAACTTTGGTTGATACAGCAGCAGGTACTTTCAATGTAGCTTATTATGAAGGTACAGGTCAAGCGTTTGGTAACACCGCAACCTTAACTGTATTTATTTACGGTTCTGAGTTTAAGAAAGGAACGAATGGTATGGCAGGTTCTTTAGAGGCTTCTGATGAAATCTTTGAAAACAGTCCAATCATCCTTAAAGATAAGTATGCAGTATCAGGTTCTGATATGGCTCAAATCGGATGGGTTGAAGTTACTACAGAGAATGGTGCGGCAGGATACCTTTGGTACTTGAAGTCTGAGCACGAAACTCGTCTTCGTTTTGATGACTACCTAGAAACATCTATGTTGGAGGCGGTTCCTGCAGCAGCAGGCTCAGGTGCAGCATCAGCAACAGGTGATGCAGGTAACAAAGGTTCTGAAGGTGTATTCTACGTTGTAGAGAACAGAGGTAACGTATGGTCAGGTGGTAACCCTAACGTATTGGGTGACTTTGACGCTGTTATCCAACGTCTTGACAAGCAAGGTTCTATTGAAGAGAACGTAATCTTCGTTGACCGTCAGTTCGGATTCGATGTTGATGACATGTTAGCTGCTCAGAACTCTTACGGTGCAGGTGGTACGTCTTACGGACTATTTGACAATGACGAAGAGATGGCTCTTAACTTAGGATTCACAGGATTCCGAAGAGGTTATGACTTCTACAAGTCTGATTGGAAATACTTGAATGACCCAACTATGCGTGGTGGTTTACCATCAGGAGCAGGTTCAGGAAAAATTAACGGATTGTTAGTTCCTGCAGGTTCAACTTCAGTGTATGACCAAATCTTAGGTAAGAACGCTAAGCGTCCTTTCTTACATGTACGTTACCGTGCTTCACAAACTGAAGACCGACGTTACAAGACTTGGATTACAGGTTCAGCAGGTGGCGCAGCTACTTCTAGCTTGGATGCAATGGAGGTTAACTTCTTGTCTGAGAGAGCTGTATGTACTTTAGGTGCAAACAACTTCTTCTTATTCCAAGAGTAGTATATTAAAAAGGGAGTCCGTTATAGCGGACTCTCTTTTACTTTTTTAAATTCTAATTAAATTCAAATGAAAAAAACAGTAGAGTACGTAGACAAGCAGTATAAATTATTAGGGAATACAACTCCGTTATCATTTATGCTCGCATCAAGAAACACAAGAAGATTTCCATTGCTATGGTTTGATGAGGAGAAAGGAGAGAACAGAGCCCTTCGATACGCAAGAAACCAAAAGAGTCCGTTTGAGGACGAGCAGGATGGGAATGCAATATTAGAGCCTATCATATTCGATGACGGCTTCCTTACAGTTCCAAAAACAAATCAGGTATTACAAAAGTTCTTAGAGATACACCCATCTAATGGTGTTAAGTACGCTACCATTGACAAAGCTAAAGAGGCTAAGGAGATAGTAGAAGACCTTAACGTAGAGGTTGATGCATTAATTGCAGCTCGCGAGCTTTCAATAGAGCAGATAGAGGCCGTAACCCGTGTAGCGTTTGGTACAGACCCAAGCAACATCACTTCGGCAGAGCTTAGGAGAGATATTCTTTTATTCGCTAAGCAAGACCCACACTCATTCTTAGCTGTTGTAGGAGACGCTTCGCTTCAGATTGACTCTAAGGTTCAGTCGTTCTTTGATAAGAACGTGTTAACGTTTAGAAACAACAAGAAGGATGTATTCTTTAATACGCCAAGCAATAAGAAGCGTATGCTGACAATACCTTTCGGTGAGGACCCGCTGTATGTGGTGTCGTCATACCTACAGAGCGATGAGGGACTTGACGTCCTTGAGTTCTTAGAGAAGGTCGCAGAGACCAAGTAGTAAAAGAGGAGGCAGAAATGCTTCCTTTTTTTTTTGCTATCTTTGTTTCATTATTAATCATTTATATAGTTAAAAAGAAAAAACAATGGTAAAATTTATCAAAGTAAACGACATTCCATCGCACGAGGTACTTATCATACCTATTGCAGAGATGTTAAAAGTACAAACAAGTAGTAGTACTGTAACTCAGGTAAGGTATGGTACTGTAAATACAGATATAAATATTATATCTATTGCTCACGACCCAATGCCTTCATCTTCAGATACCGCTATGGTTGATTGGGTTACTAAGCAATTTATTGCAGCTAATCAACGACCTTGGTCAGAGCCGATGTATAATGTATCAGCTTCTGATGCTCCTTATTCAATTTCTAACATTACATTAACATAATTATGACAAAGTATATATATTTAAACGACGGAACGAGTAACGTAATAATTTCAAATGTTGAAAAAATCATGGCTGTTGCAACAGCAGGAACTACATTATTAACATTAAAGATATTTCAAGAAGTTGATAATGATAGTTTTGATACCATAACAATAACTCACGCTACTAACGTAGGAGCGCACGATATGAAGGTTTGGATTCTTGGAGTTATTCAAGACTTGTATAGTTCAAATTGGAAAGAGGTTGCTCCATTACAGGTTCCACCTAGAGCGATTTCATCAATAGTTTATTCTTAAGCCTATGGCAAAATATTTAGGAATACCGTTAACGGTATCAAATGGTAATAGGACACCTCTCACGGCGCAGCCTGAAAAGCTTGTAAACGGAGATTTTTCCGACCCAACAGATGGGTGGACTTTTGGTAATAACACATCAATAGTAGGTGGTAAGTTGGTTTGTACAAGTTCAACTGCTTTTAGTCCTACCTATCAATCTGTAACAATATCTCAAAAAGCTTATGTAGTTACGTTTACGATAGATAGCATTTCGGGCGGTAGCGTAACTGCAAGCTTTCAAAACTCAAAAAACCTTACACCTAGAAGTGTCGCGGGTACGTATACAGAAAAAGTGGTTGCTCCCTCACCTTCTACTAGGTTTGATTTTTATACAACTGACGCAGGAGTTTCTTTTGAAATAAGTAACGTTTCAATAAAAGAAATAGCAGCTACAGAAACGCCTACCTATGGCTCACCTGAATTGGCTACGAATGGGAACTTTGAAGATGCTAGTGATTGGTCCGGAACAAATTGGACTGTAAGTGGTAATGGTAAAGCTGTTCACGCAACTACCAATAATGACAAACTTATTCAATCAATGGGTTTGGAATCAGGTAAGAAATATGCAATACAGTGGACTGTTGTAGATTACAGTTCAGGTTCTTTAGGTGTATCCGCTGCTAGTGGAACTAAGTCAGGTGATGACTCTGTAAGTGCTAACGGAACTTACAATACCGTTTTAGTAAGTAACGGTACAGCTTTTCAGATTTTTGCTAGTGGGGTAGCTTCATTATCAAGCGTATCCGTAAAAGAAGTTCCTTATGTAGAAAGCTCTAACTTAGTAACTTCTCCGTACACACAATCTTTTGATTTAGAAGAAAATTGGAGTGCGGCAAACTCTTTGTTAAATTTTATAGGTGATAACTCAAGCCCTAGATATGCTACTTCTAATTCTAAAATTAATCTTGAGTTTGGTAAAACTTACAGGGTTAAGTTTGATATACTTAATAAAACATTAGGCGGCACAACAAATGCAGGTATAAGTAATACGGGGTACTTTAGTGGTGTTCCTTCATCTCAAAGAGTTACAACCTCAACAGGAAATACTAGCTTTGACTTTATAGCTGTTCTTGAAGATGTAGCGGGTAAAGCTGAGGGAATAAAACTTGTTGGTCAAAGTACTGATACATTTACGATTGCCAACTTTTCAGTTACTGAGGTTCAATACAATTATCTACAGGTAACTGATGGTGGATTTAAGAAATCAGTAAAAGAGGGTGATGTAATCTTCAATACATCCACAAGTACAGAGGGTGTTGTTAAACAGATTTTAGATAACAATGTATTACTAATGTCTAATGACAACTTCTCTACGGCAGGTGAGTTCTTTAACGTATTCGCAGCTAATGGTGACACGAGAGGTAATCAGGTTGTGCGAACGGATAACTACATTATGTCTGAGTATGATGAGAATGCAAGCAACCCACAGGAGACTTCATTTTGGTTTGCAGGTGGTGTTAACGCAGATAAGGTTGCCTTAACGCAGCTTAACCCTGCAACTAACACGTTCTTTGTAGCAGGTGTTATTGAGGAGTACCTTGAGAGGCTTAACACTCAGTCAGCAACGGCAAGCAGATTAGATATTCCTTTAGACGCGTTTAGAGACCACAAAAATAACGAGGTACTAGTAATAACAGCTATAACACTTTCATAAGATGGCGAATTATTTAAAACTAAACAAGTCGTACATAGGTAACGACATATTAGAGAACCCTGAGTTTGCAACGCTAGGTCCGGAGATAATAGTTAATGGTAGTTTTACTGACGTTCCGAACGGAACTGATGTATCGTCTTTACCTAATTGGACTCTAGCGGAAACACCTGTTTCAGCGACTATAGAGGATAATAAGATAAAGCTTGTAGCTGATAGTGCTAGTGATGGTGTAAAGTACACAGCAGCAGGATTAACGGTAGACAAAGTATATAACTTCACATGTGAGATTTCAGGAAATATTACAGACATTCAGACTTACTATAAAGCAAGTGGATTAAGTGGTGATATTGACATAACCTTAACAGGAAACGCTTTATCCTTAGAGTTTAAAGCAAAAGGAACAACTGCACTTTTATACTTTAATAGGTTAACTGCGGGTACTACAGAATTTTTTAACTTTCAATTAAAAGAAACAGGTCAGGTTGAGTATATTGACAACCCTTCGTTTTTAGATGTTGATGATGATACCGATGTAACTACTTTAACGGGGTGGTCTACGGCTGACGCAAGTTATCCTGCTACATCAACAGATGTTGTAGGCCAAAAGCTTGTAATAGTATCAGGCGGAATATACGAAGGAGCGGGGTATGACTTAACGGGTATACCTGACGGAGTGGAGGTTAACCTTAAAATAGAAAGTGTAACCGGTGATATTGGTAATGAAGCTTTATTTTTAAATGGTACAAGTGTTACTATTCCAACTGATTCAGGGTCTGTTGACTACACGTTTATAAAAGAAGCTAGTAACACTAAGTTATTGTTTAGAGCAGGCTTTAATACTGCAGGTACTACCACCTATGGCAACATCTCAATCCAACCTACTAACGTGTTTGCTTACGCGTGGAATAGAGGTGGCTCAGGGGTTGGTGCTTCAGGAGAGTTTGCTGTATTTAGTGGTGGAACCGCTACGTTAACAACCGCAGCGGGGTCTTCTAATGCCATTATAGGTACTGACACACCTGCCTACTCATCAGGTACTGAATTGGTTCTTAAGTTTAACGTGCTAAGCAAATCAGAGGGTGTTATCTTTCAAATCTTTGATAGAGTAAATTACCTTACTGTTGACGCAAAGCTTGGAGAGAATGAGTTTAGATATAAAGCAGCGGCTAACGGCACTAACCTTCTTGTTAACGTAAAGAGCACAGGTGCTACGGATGAGTTCATTAGCTTAAGCGATATAGAGCTCCAAGAGGTTAAGAATCAACCGAAGCTTATCGGAGTTGATAACGTATCTACAGTGAGTGCGCCAACAAACAGCACGGTTGTAATTAACAACGGTCTGACTGATGGAGCTGACACTGTAACTATCACGTATGCAGAGGCTGACGCAACCTCAACGGTACAGATGAGGAACTTCTTCCAAAATGCAATCGTAGAGTCTGCTAACGCAAATAACACAGGTAAGGTTATTGAGATTAAGTCTCCTGTCCTTATCACCGACATTGTAGCATCTTAATGTTATAATGTAATAGGTTGAAAGAGGAGCTCCATAGGGGCTCTTTTTTTTTTGCGTATATTTGTGAAAAGATTTAATAATGATAGATGACGTTAGAACCACAGTACTTGCTGTGTTAAATAAGAATAACTACGGGTATTTATCTCCAATGGATTTTAACCTGTACGCTAAGCAAGCGCAGCTTGAAATATTCGAGAACTTATTTTACCAATACAATACTCAGATAAACTCAGAGAACGCGCGTAGGTCAGGAACTGACTACGCTGACATATCAAAAGGAATACTTGAGGATATAGATTTGTTTAGTGAGAGCTCAACTTTAACGAGTAATTACGGAACACACGTTTTACCTAACAATTATTACTATATAAATAGGATTACAATAAGTATTAATAATATTAATGTTGAGGTTGAAAGAGTCTCTCAAGGCAAGATTACAGCTTTAGAAATTTCCCCACTTACAGCTCCAAGTGATGAGTTCCCTGTATACACTCAAGATGGAGGTGTTATAAAGATTACACCAAATTCGGGCCAAGCAACTGCAAGATATATTAGATACCCTTCAACGCCCAAGTGGACTTATACCGCAGTAGGGAGTAATGTACCTATATTTAATCCAAGTGCGGGGGATTATGAGGATTTTGAGCTACCCCTTAGCTATCAAAACGAGTTGGTGAATAAGATACTTAAGTACGCAGGGGTTGAGATTCGTGAGACCATGGTAGTTGATTTTGCTAATAAACAGGAACAACAAAATAATATAGAGCAACAATAATGGCATATATATCTCAATACGAATATTACGAAAACAACGGCTCTAATCCTGAGGATAAGAATTGGGGTTCATATCAGTACGTTAGCCTAAAGGATATAGTAACAAACTTCATGCTTATGTACCAAGGGAATCATTCCCTTGTAAATAACGAGGAGCGATACAAGATTATATTCCACGCAAAACGTGCGATTCAAGAGCTTAACTATGATGCGTTCAAGGAAATCAAAGCGTTAGAGATTTCGCTGCCGGATACGGTGCGATACGTGCTTCCCTCGGACTATGTTAATTGGGTTAGGGTATCAATGTTTGAGAACGGCGTGCTATTTCCGTTAACTGAAAACATTCAAGCTACTACTGCTCAAGCGTATCTTAAAGATAATAGCGGGGCTTTATTGTTTGATGAGAACGGCGAGGTGCTAAACCCTGAGTTCTCAGATTTTGACCTTGCTAGGATTAAAGGAACTAAGAAGAGTATATACCTAAACGAGTCTAGCCCATTCAACGGTAATGAAGGTTACTGCTGTGATGGTGCTTGGTATTTTGACTACGCTATAGGTGCTCGTTATGGTTTAAATACAGAGACTGCAAATGCTAACCCAACCTTCAGGATAGATTCTAAGGCGGGTGTTATAAACTTTGACTCTACAATGGCAGGTAGGTCTGTTATATTAGAGTATGTTTCTGATGGTATGGAGGGTGGTAATAACTCTCTCATTACTGTAAACAAGTTGTTTGAGGAGTACGTGTACGCATACATTCAGTACGCTATACTTAATAGCAAGCTTGGTGTTCAGGAGTACATAGTTTCTCGTGCAAGAAAGCAGAAGTCAGCACTACTACGTAATGCTAAAATAAGAATTAGTAACATACACCCCGGTAGACTCCTAATGAATCTAAGAGGGCAATCTAAGTGGATTAAATAAATATGGCTAACTTAAAAAGGCACTTTATATCCGGTAGGATGAATAAGTCTGTCGATGAACGGCTTGTACCTAACGGTGAGTATGTGGACGCAATGAATGTTCGTCTTGGTTCTACTGAAGAATCTGAGATAGGTTCTGTAGAGTCATCAAAGGGTAACGAGCTTTTAACTGCAATTAACTTAGGGACTTACTCAGATGTACAGTATGACTTAAGTCCTAATGCAAGGTGTATTGGGGCTTTTGAGGATGGTGCTAATGAAACTATATATTGGTTTATACACGATAATAATACAGGTACAAATACAAGTACAAATAAAGCTGACCTTATTGTGTCTTATAATACAAATGTAAAGTCAGTAGAGTACCACGTTATTAGTTTTAAAAACGATGATGACCCTACAAACACCACGTTAAACTTTAATTCTAGTTACCTTGTTAGTAACGTAAATAAGGTTGGTAACTTTTTGTTTTTTACAGACAACTACAATCCACCAAGAAAGATAAATGTAAACTCAAGTTACGGATACCCAACCTCAATCACGGGTAGCGATAACTTTGAGTACAATGATATATTAGTAATTTTAGACCCACCTGCTCAAGCACCTTTGGTTACAGGTATTGACAACCCAAGCATTACTGATACTTTTATGCAGGACAGGTTTATATGCTTTGGTTACAGGTATGAGTACGCTGACGGCGAGTACTCAGCTACATCACAGTTTACCAATCCAAGTTTTTTACCTAAACCATTTGAGCTTTCACCTGAGAGCGGTGTAAACGATGGTATGGTAAATAGTATAAACACTGCTGAGGTTACCTTTTTTACAGGCGGCTCTCAAGTAAAAAGTGTTGAGATATTATTTAAAGAGTCTGACTCAGGAACTATTAAGGTTATTGAGAAGCTTAACAAGAAAGACTTAAACTACTTAGACAACACGAATTATACGTATTTATTTACAGATAGTAAGATATTTACTATACTATCAGAGGGTGAGATATTACGTTTGTATGATAACGTACCATTACTTGCTAAAACACAAACCTTAATGGGTAACCGTATTATGTACGGTAACTACGTTGAGGGTTACGATTTAAAACGTGGCGGTCAAAATACTCGACTATCTTACACTGTAGATGTTAACAGCACAGATATTGGTTTTAACGCATTATCTAATAATGGGTTTAACAATGTCGGATACACTATCAACTCTGCTTCTCCTGTAACTACACTTGGTAATGTGGTTGTAGATTTATCAAACATACAGGATAAGTTAACAGCGGGCTCTGCCTTTTCATTTAGCTTTAGGCTAGAACATAATAGTTTTAATGGAGCACCTGCAACTTTACCTGCATCTACAAATAACAACATGGAGTTTGGGTTTACATACATACTCCCTCAGAACTTTAGTAATACAACAGAGCTTTTAAATAGCACGGACTTTCAAGATAAGTTAGGCTTATCCTCTTCTATAGTGCCTATAAGTACAGCTTGTGAAAGGCAAACCTTAACAGATAGATATAACTGCGCGTTGTCAGACACTCTTCAAGGAGGCTATAGTCTTTATAGCAGCGGTATTTCTGCTGTTGAACAACCTATCATTGCAGGTCCTTCATCAGGTACGGAGATGAGTCTAGTTGTTTTGGCAGCGGTATATACAAACGACCCTGCTCTACCTGTTATAGGTAGCTTAGCTTTTGAGTATTTTGATATAGCTGAGGCTGAGTTCTCTTTTCAACAAGAGCCAAGCTCTGCGAGCCTTCATAGTAACAGAGGTTACGAGATAGGTATTGTTTATATGGATGGGTTTAACAGGGCTACGACAGCTTTGGTGAGTGAGTCGAATACAGTTTACGTTCCCTGCTCAGCAAGTCCGACTAAAAATGAGGTGGTTGTAAATATACCCCCATCACAATTAGCTCCTGACTTTGCTAAGAGATATAAGTTTGTGATAAAACCTGACGGTGAGCAGTACGAAACTATTTACTCAAACATTTACTTTAAAGACTCTGAAAGCGATTTTACATACTTCTTATTGGAAGGTGAGAACATTGCTAAGGTTGAAGAGGGTGATAGATATATCGTAAAACGAGACTCAACAGGGCCGTTAAGGAGCTGTGCTCAAGCAACTGTATTGGAAAAGAAAGCTCAGGCAGAGGATTTTATAACAGTTTTGGACTCAAATGGAGACGCTATAACAGTTCCCGCAGGAACTTATATGAAGATGATGACCACTAACTTTGCAGCAGGCTCATCAAGTTCTTCGTTCAATCAATCAGGTATTCAATCGGCTGAGCAAAACGTGCCTAGTACAATTACTTATCTTGAGTATGATGGATTTAGCACCCCCGCTTCAGGTGGTGGTAGCCCATACACAAATACTTTTATACATAGAGGTTCTCAAATTAATATTAGCATTGATTGGTACAGGGCGGGAACTAACTATGTAGGAGATAGAAATTGCAATAAGTTAGAGTATAACTTTACAGCTAATGTTACAGCTTCCCAAGACTACGTAGATATTATAGCTTTATGGAATGGTGAGAATGTATCAAACCTACTACCTAATGACTTTGTTTACAACTCAACATTACTTACCACTACTGCGGAAATAACTGCATTTGAACAAAGCGGAACCTCTTCAACTAGAAGGTTGCAGTGGTTTAAAAACGCAACTGATAACCAAATAAAGCTTTTGATTAGTGGTTATCAATCTTGTGCAAGCGGTACTACTTCAAGTATTACCTCTAACTTTCAAATATTTATAGCAGGAGAAACTAATCTTATTGTTTTTGAAACCGAACCTACAGACGCTTTACCTGACGTTTGGTATGAGGGTCAAGATTCGTATCCAATTGATACAGTTACAGGATACCACTTAGATGGTGGTAACTTTGCTGACCCTGATGACCAAGACCAAAGCGCAACACAGCCTGCTATACTACACCTTAAGTTTTCTAACTGCTATGCTTTTGGTAACGGAGTAGAGAGTTATACTATTAGAGATTCTGTAAAAGGAAGAGCTATGAGCTTAGGTAATCGTGTGACTACAGTTTCAGAGCAGGACTACAAAAGAGCTCATAGAAGCAGTGATATTACTTATAGTGGTATATACAATGATGAGACGAACTTAAATAGATTAAACGAGTTCAACTTAGGGTTAGCTAATTTTAAAGCCTTAGAGGACTCCTTTGGACCTGTAAACAAGCTTTTTGCTCGTGAAACAAATATACTCACCCTTCAGGAAGATAAAATATCTTACGTTCTTTCGGGTACAAATTTATTGTCAGACGCAAGTGGTGGTGGTGTTTTAACGTCTGTACCTGAGGTGTTAGGTAAGCAGATAGCTAGAATAGAAGACTACGGTATTAGTGATAATACTGAGAGCTTTGCCTCGTATGGTAGCAGTAAGTTTTTTACAGATGCTAAGCGAGGCGCTGTTATACAGTTAAAAGGCGACGGCCCATCAGAAAGTCTTAATGTTATTTCAGAGCTTGGAATGCGCAGTTGGTTTAGAGACTTATTTACTGATAGCTTTGAAACTCAAAAGCTTGGCGGTTATGACCCTTACATGAATGAGTATGTTTTATCTAACAACGACATACTACTACCTAAAGAAGAGGAGTGTATTCCTTGTGGTCAAAGGCAAACTTTCTCATTAAAGCCTAGCGGAACTAAATCTTTTTGTGTAGACTTATTAACAACGCTTGGCGATGTTCCATTTATTTTTTCTGCAGGAGCTGATGAATTTACGGTATCAATAAATTGGGATGGCAGCACTTCCATATACCCAAGCATAACAGGTAATGAAACTAGAACTCTTAATAAAGATAAAACAACCCCAACAAAAGCATTAATATCTATACAAAATAATAGTTCGGAAAATGATGCAACTATTGATTTAACTTCAGGATGCCCTGAGGGGACGGCGCAAAAAATAAGAACTATTGTACTTACTAATAATAGTGACGCGAGTAAGGTGTTAAATTGTTTTTGGAGTTATGATGGTGGTACTTCAGAGGTATTCAGTCCTGACAATATTATAGAATTTACTAGCAGTACTGATGCTGCACATGCTTCTTTTTACCAAACATACATCGGAGACCAAGGGCAGGGCTCAATACCTGTAAAAGGAAATGACCTTACCATAAGAACAAGTGCTAATGCTGAAACTTTTTATAACTTAAATAATAAAGACAGGTTTTTGTGGTTAAATACTGATACAGACTACGCAAATACGTCAGCAGACTTATTGAATTTGATTGGTGCGGCAACCTCTCTGACACCAAATAATAATGGTGCAAATGAGTTTAGTGCTACATTTACTATGCCTACAGGAGCTTATGAATACTTATATTTAGTATGGGACTTACGAAGACAGCCTGAAAGCTTTGTTTGTTTTGACGCTTCTAGTTTAGCAGATGTATGCTGTGAATGTTCTTGTTCGCAAGCTACAACTACTTATACAGTAACCAATTCAGGTAGTACAACTATTACAGTAGGTTACAACGGAGGCTCTAACGCTGAAACTTTATTAGGTAATTCTTCTGTAGATGTTTGCTCTACAGATTACCCTACTTTTACCCCTGTTACCGCAGCAGGTGTTACTATAACAGTTAAAGATTGTGATTGCTAATGGCTAATTTTGGAGATTATTATTTAAACGGCTCAGACTTAAGCACTGCAACGGCGGTGTTTACAGATTCAGATATGACAACTCTTGCTATTGCAGGGTATTATTCAGACGGTGTTGTTACGAGGTATCAAACCGCGTCAGTGGGCCTCGGCCCTGTATTAACTTGCCCTCAGTGTACAGACTTAGCCCCATCAACTATTCAGGGTTTATCAATAGCACCTCAAGGATTGTATGAGATATATACAAATTTTGGTACTGATATTGGTGCTATAAGAGTTGAGGCTATTAACTTAGTTATAACCGCGCCATCTGCACAATCTAAACCTGTGGGATTGTTTTTTTTAAATACAAGCTCGCAACAAAGATATGGTAGGTTTTCTAATAGGGGAGGTAACACTTCTACTTACTCAGGTCCTATAGTAACCGCAGACCAATCAATACCTCAATATTTTTGGTGGGGAGACTATAATAATTATTGTTCAAATTGGTCTACTACTGATATGAGTTTTGATAAATTTGAGTACAACACTCAGTCTGATTCTTATCAAGCTACCGGAAATTCTATAGCAACTACAAATGCAAATAAAATACCTACAGCTTTAACTAATCAAACTTTAAACGATACATTAATTACATACATACCAAAGGCAAGCGCAACTGATTTTACTTTATTAAGTCAATTATATCTACCTTGCACTGCAGCTTCAGTAACAGTAAACGTAAATGCTCCTGTGGCTTTGAGCGCAATAAGTTGTTCACCGGGAACAATATTGAGTCATCTAGATGCTTGTGGTTATAGTTTTATATTTGTAGATTACTTTCACGGACCTGCAACCACCACTGTAAGCTCAATAATAAACATAGGAGATTTTATGTTTCAAGACGCTAACGCATCTGCAATATTATTTGATGGGTATTACAAAACTAGTGGAGCAAATCTACAAGGAGTAGCTGTGCCTTTTGGTTCATTTAGAGTTCAAGGAGGAGTAGTAACAGAAATACAAGCTTGTTAATATGGCAGATTACACACTAACATACAGCGAAGGTTCAAAAGGGTTTCCTTCTTTTTACAGCTACTATCCTGACTATATGATTGGGATGAATAATTATTTTTACACGTTTAAAGGTGGTCAACTATATAGGCATAATACCAACGACATTCATAACAGGTATTATGAAACTACTTACAGCTCAATGATTAAGACTGTAATAAATCAATCCCCACTAGAGAATAAGTTATTTAAAACAATTAACTTAGAGTCTACTGATGCTTGGACGGCTGATATTTTAACTGACGTTAACTCTCAGTTAGGTAAGATACCTTCCGATGAGTTTGTAAAAAAAGAAGGTAACTACTTTGGCTATGTACGAAATCAAGGTGTTAGTGATACCGTATCTACAATATCAAGCTCTGAGTTAAACTCAAGAACAATTGGTGGTTTAGGTGTTCCATACACTCAAAATGTAGGTAGCATGAAGTTTTTTCTTTCAGAGACGAGTCTTAGTATTGGGGATTACATATATAGGTATGATAGTTTTGCTAACTCCCTGATATTTGTAGGTCAGGTTACGAATCTTGCTTATTCAAACGTATCTGCAAATAATGGTTCAGTTTTAACCGTTACGCATAACGGAACCACCGTTACTTCCGGCACGTCTATAATGTACGCTAAGGATACCGCGGCTGAATCAATGGGGGTTATGGGCCATTATGCTGAGGTAACTTTAACACTTCCAAGCACAGTGACAAGCCCTAGTGAGCTTTTTGCTATTGAGTCTGAAACAATGAAAAGCTATCCTTAAATTTTAGTATCTTTGTTGTTATATGATATTTAGCACAAAAGCACTACGAGCCGAAGATTATGACGACACCTTAGTAGGGTGGTGGAACGATTGGGGAGGTCAAGCTCCAAGCAAGGAGTTTCTTCCTGAGGATGGATTGTCGGGGTTAATGATTTGGGATGAGGATACACCTATATGCGCAGGTTTTTTGTATGACACCAACTCAAAGATAGCATGGATAGATTGGATTATATCCAATAAGGATTATAGAAAGAAGCCACACCGCAATAACGCTATTAACTATTTACTAGATAGCTTGATTGGTGTAGCGCAGAGCATGGATAAGAAATATATTTTTGCGAACAACAACAACCCTTTACTCGTAAATCATTTTGTGGGTAAGGGATTTAGTGTTGGGGCTAAAAATCAAACAGAATTACTTTTAAAAATATAACTATGGGAGTAGAATTAGCTGCTATGTCAGGTTTAGTTTCAGCGGGAATGTCTTTCTCGCAAGCCTCTAAAGCAAGAAAGGAAAGGGAACAAGCTCAAAATCTAGCTGACGAAGCTTTTGCTGAGGCAAGAGAACAACTAGAAGTCAACTACTTAGAGGAGCTTAGCATAAGTAAAGAACCGTATGAGAGACAGCGTGAGGCACTTGCTCAGCAAGCTGCTCAAGCAATTGAAGTAGGCCGAGAGGGTGACCCTAGGCTAGCCGCAGCTACTGCAGGTAGAGTTCTTGGTCAAGCTCAGAAGGCAGAGCAAGCAATTACTACTCAACAAACCCAAGACATTGAATCTTTAGAGAAAGCTGTTGCTGATGAAGAAAAAGTTTTGGCTACAAAAAGGGCTGAGCTTGATTTAGCTCAGGCTGAAGGGGCGGGTATAGCTGCTGCTGAAGCTGCTAATTTAGAAGCTACCTCTATGCAGTCCGCAACCCAAGGATTAGTTGATACAGGTATGGGGTTGTACGAGATGTCTGAGTTATACCCTCAGCAAAAACTTGCAGGTGTAACAGGAACTAATCAAGGACGCGTAAAGGGTGCTCAAGGTAAATTTAGATAATAATGGCAAAGTCGTATTATAAGTTTGATAAACGCCCTGACAAAGTAACTGTAGATTGGGGTGCTATAAGTAAAGATTTTTCTACTCGATTATCTGAAGAAAGAAATCGTAGAGAGGATTTAAAGTCTGAGATTGCAGAGGATACTAAGAAGTATTTACGCACAGTGCAGGACACACCTCAGGGTCAAAACCAATCAGCTAACGATAGGATGGCCTCTTTTGCTGAAGCTGCAACAAAAACAAGATTGATGCAGGAGCAGAAGCTTAAAAGCGGAGAGCTTAAGCTTAGGGATTACTATGCTCAGAAAGCTAACCTTGAGCAAGGAACAACTGACCTGTTTGAGGTTGCTAAAAATTTCAACACCAACTTTGAGAAGAACATGCAGAGGGCTAACACCAACGCGTCTCAGGTTGAGATATGGAATAATGGTAGGCTGCAAGATTTTGCTAACCCCGCTAAATCACAGATTATTGTAGACCCTGAGACCGGTGAGGTTTTAGTGGCTAAGGTAGTAGACGGCGTTCCGTCTAATACAGACATAGCTTCAGTGTTTAGTTTGAAGAGTGGTGTCAACCAAGAGATTGATAGGGTTGATGTAAAGGATTGGGCAAGTAAAACGCTTGACACTTATAAGGAAGACTTTCAACAAGTTCTTGCAAGTGGAGGTTCAGTTACATCAAAATTAGAAAACCCTAAATTTAAAGAAGCAATTGATAAAGATGTTGCTGCTAAATTAAAGACAGGTAGTTATACGGCTGCGAGTGTGTTGGCAGATAATACAGATAAAGAGTACACGTTCTCTACGGATGAGAAAGATAGAGGTAAGGATGGTGTTATAATGATGATACCAAACCCTCAGAATCCGGGCAGTGGTGTATTAGTTCCTGACTTAACAGAGGCACAGGAGAAGGAAGCCTCTAAGGTTCTTAAAGATTCAATACTTGGTAGATTAGGTCGTAAAGAAACACCCGCACCTAAGGTAACTAAAAGTGAGATTGAGGTTGCTAGTATTCAAGATAGGACTGCTAATTACAAGAAAGATATTAAAGATGTTATAGTATTAGGTGGTGATAATTTTTCGGAGTCGGCTGAGCGCTTAATCACAAGGTATAACAAGGATGCAAAAAAGGGTCAAGATATAATTCTATCTATAGACAAAAAAGAGGATTCTATACTTATTGAGTACGAAGATAAAGAGGGTGGTACACGACTTGAGACGATTGATATTACAGGAAAATCATCTCAACAATTAGCTGCTGACCTTTCGGATAAGGTAAAGCCTAGAAATATTAATATACCATCAGAAGGATTTGCTGAGCTTGAGATTAACATTGAACCGGGTAGGGGTGAAAGAGGTAAGGTGATAGAGAAAGTAACACCTATATTGCAAGATTTCTTTATATTAGAAGATAATAGTAATATAAAGGTAGATGAAGCTTTTAGTGGTCAAGATACTGAAAAAGCTGTTGAGTTGACTAACGAGTTACTATCTAGAAACTTCTCTAACCTAAGGACCTCAACTGAAGAAGTTTCCGGAACTAAAAATATTTTATTGAAAATAGGAGACTTTAATATTGAGGTAGGTTACGATATAGAAAATACTAGAGCGTACCTAAACGACTTGCAAGAAATATTTGATGCAGTTAGAAAGGGAGACACCGAAGGCTTTGAGTCAAAATACAAAATTACATCTACTCATTCAAGTAAAAATACAGATAGCCGAGGTAGGCCTCTAAAAAAATCACCAACCAAGGAAGTAGACTACAGTAACTTATAGTAAAAGATAAACATAATGAACGAGCAGGTATTAAAAGATTTATACGATAGAGCTGTATCTAAAGGTTATCAAAAATCTATTGAAGAGTTTAATGCGTTACTACAAAGTAATGAAAACGTATTAGCCGATAACTACGGTTACGTGCAAGAGAAGGGATACCAAAAGTCTTTTGAAGATTTCTCTGTTTTAGTAGGAGTAAAAAAAAAAGAAGATTCGGTTTCAGTTTCTCAGCAGGTCGTTACGGATTCTACTATACCACAGCAGCAGGAAGAGGTTATTTCTTCGGAGTCTATCACACTTGAAGAACCTTCTGAATATACTGTTGTACAGGATGCAGAACCAAGTAGACAGTATCAGGGTGATAAACCGATTTCATTAGAGAAGTCTACCGCCATTGAGAGGGTGTTCGGTAAGAACGAACTTACCGATTTGTTTGGTGACATCTATAGAGCAGGAGCAGCAGGTCAAGCCCAAGGTGGTTCTGTTGACGAGGCTTTAGAGTTGTTTGCAAAAGGCTCTGACGTTTCAGATGATGACATCCAAGAATTTATTGCTGCACAAAAGCGCATGCAGTCTATGGGTGAGTCTGATGAGATGCGTGATTTCCAAAAAATTTATCAAGAGAATGGTGGCGGTTGGCTAGGCTTTGTAAAAGGTGTGGCTAAGAACCCTACCGTTATACCACAGTTATTTGTATCGTCAGTTAGCGCTATGGCTACCCCTGCAGTCCTTGCGGGCGCAGCAAGTGGTGCAGCGGGTGGTGCTTTAGTTGGTGGACCTGCCGGTGCTTTAATAGGTGCTATGGGTATGGCGGGTACTACACTTGAGACAGGCCTTACTTATGCTGAGCTACTGCAAGAGCAGCTTGGTGACAAGCCTATGACCACTGAGAATATAAGAGCTGTATTGGGAGACAAGGAGGCGATGGATGAGATTCGCTTTAAAGCTGTAGGGCGTGGTCTTACAATTGGTACTATTGATGCTATCACGGGCGGTCTTGCAGGTAAGCTTACTACTAGCGTTGTAAAATCTACAGGTCGAAAACTTTTAGGTGCTACCGCAGGTGGTACTGTTGAAGCTGTAGGTGGTTCTGCGGGTGAGGTTGCAGGTAGATTGGTTGCGGGTCAGGAGATGGACGTTGCTGAGATTGGTTTTGAAGGTATTGCAGGTACGGCCACAGCTCCATTAACTGTGGGTTATGGTCTATACAAGGCCCCTAAGTACCACATAAATGGTAAAGATAAGAATGCTGCAGTATCAGGGCCTGACATGGCTAGGTTTATTAGAGAGGCTAACCCTAACGATTTAATTAAGGCTGAGGTTAACATTGTTAATGACGATGTGCTACAGGCTGAGTACACAAAGAAATACCAAGAGGCTGTAACTAAGAGAGATATATCTGAGGCTGACCCTGAGATGAACCAACCTACGCTTGACGCTATCACAGAGCTTCAGGTAGAGTTAAATAACCTTAAAGGTAAAGACAATCAGGTAGCTAAGGATAGAGCTAAAGTCATAAGAGAGGAGATAAAGAATCTCCAAGAGAACCCATTAACAGAAGAAACAGATGCCATTCAAGAGCCAAGCGCAGAGACGGTGGATGTACAAGAACAAGCCGCAGTTAGCGAAGGAGTTCGAGAAGGAGACACCGAAATCACAGCAGTTACCGAAGAGGTTGCACAAGAAGATGTACAAGAACAAGATGTCTCTCCGGAGCTACAGAGCGAGGTAGATAAAGCTATTGCGGACGAGCAGTTAGATTTAACCGAGTTAGATGATGTGATTACTGAGGAAGTTGCACCTGAAGAGACGGTTGCTGAGGAAGTCGCACCTGAGCTTACTGAGCAAGAGGAAGTTCAGAAAATGATTGATGATGTTACTGAGGAGTACGAAGGGGAGATTGAAACCATTCAGGAAGAGATAGCTATAGAAAAAGGGAACACCAAAGCAGGTGTTGATGAGCTGAAGCAGTTAATAAAAGAAACAAAAGAAAACAAAGACCTAACCCTTACTCAAAGATTGAGTGAGTTAGAGAATTTAAGAGAGCAGTTATCTGAGTTCAAGGAAGACCAAAAAAATCAACTAGATATCTACAAAGAAGATATTAAGGAGAAGAAACGTGAGATGAGGTCTGAGATTATTTTCAATAAAAAAGAAATTAAAAGAAGTAGAAAGTTAGCTGATAAAGGTCCTGAATTTAGATTAAGAGATGAGGTAGAATCTCAGATTGACGAGTCAGAAGTAGCTAAGGTTACTGACGTTATTAACGAGATAGAGTCACCAAATAAAGATGTTAAACTAGGCTTTGAAGCCTCAAGCCCTATAGATGTTAATGCTTTAAATGAAAGAACGGACACACCCTTAAACTCTACAACATTAGAGGTTGTAGATGGTATCCCAACTATATTTAACATAACAGACCAACTTACTACAGGTGATACTGTTAACCCTGAAACGGGCAACACTATTGACAACCTTAAGGGTGCGGTAGGATTTAACGGAACTAAGGGGCATGAGAACTTTGCTTGGGCTAACGTAGACACTAAAGAGGCTGACACTATAATCTCAAAAGCTAAGCAGGTATACGAAGATAACAAGTCTTTGTTTGACGATTGGTGGGCTGCAAACCCTGAGTATAATGGATTAGTGCCAATGAATATTGTTAAGATGGGTGAGAGCTCTGTAGTTTCCAACGAGGCTACGTTTAGAGTTTTGTCTGATAATATAAAATCACTACCCTCTAAGAATAAAAAGGCGGCTCTTAAAGCATTAAAGAGTGAGTTGGATTTAGAGATTAAAAAATTAAGCTCAATAGAATCTCCTTCTAAGTCGCAGTTAAAAACCCTAGGGCTTTACCGTAGAATTAAAAATCAGGTATCTAATTCAGGGGCTACGTCTATTGACCAAGTTTTATCTAGTGAGTTTGCTAAGAAAATTTCACTACCCGCTAGGACTTTGCTTATGGGAAAGGTTACATCTAGTACCCCTAATACTCCGGGAGCTAAATCTAAAACTCCGTCAGCATCAAAGAAGCCTGTCGTGTTAGCTTTATTGAAAGGTCAACCTAGCGAGGCTAAAACAAAATTAAACCTCGGTGTAATAACTGACACAATTACAGACCCTGAATTAAGAAACGTGCCTATTGGTAGTGTAATTTCATTGGTAGGTGTTGACGTTTTAAACCCTGAGGTGCTAGAGACTACGCATCCAAACTATCCTTACGGCGTGAAGGGTAAATCAATTGGTGTACTAGAAAATCCTGTGCCTATGGAAAAAGCTTATCCTAAAGCGTATGAGAAAAGCTTTAAGGTACTTATTCAAAAGGAGTCTAAGGGAGCTAAAGCGTCTGCGCCTAGCATACTAAGTCAGCAAGCAGGTGTTGGTATAGGTATACCTTCTCTAGATTATGTGGGTGCTGTAACTAGCTCTAATACTGACAATGTAAATAAGCTTGTTTCTTTTTTAAGAAAAGCGTTCCCAAGCGTAACCCTGTCTGTAGACTCAAAAGAGTTTAACGAGGTTATGAACTCGGAAGGGGTTAAGAAGTATTTAAAAGGCGGGGAAGTTGTTTACGGTGTAACGGTTAATGGTGACGTTTATGTTAACCCTGATATTCACAACTCAGAGTCGGCTATATTTAATACAGCTATACATGAGATGGGTCACGTATGGACTGACTTTCTTCAGACAACTGAAAAAGGGAGAGAGATATACAATAAAGGTGTTGAGTTAGTAAAGGAAACAGATGTATACAAGAAGCAACTTGAGGTATTCAATGGTGATGTAGCTAAAGCAGCCAATGAAGCCTTAGCAATTCTTATCGGTAACAAGGGTGAGACTATAACTCAAGGAGCCTTAAAGAGTGAGTTTACTGAGTGGTTACTTGGTTTATGGAACTACATAAAACAGGAGTTTAAACTATCCAAAGACTTAACGGCTGAAGATGTTCAGGGCTTAACTCTTGACCAATTTCTAGGAACTGCTCTAGCTGACATACTTAGTGGTGAGGAAATTAAAACCACAAAAAAACAGAGAGCTGAGATGAAGTCTTCGGCTGCATTTAAAAAGGCAGACGCTTCTAGTAGGGGTACGAAGCTATCTAACTTCAAGGTAAAATCATTCGTTGAGAAGGCTCGTGGTTTGGGTTACTCAGACGCAGCTATTAGTGCATTGCTTACACAGAGGGGCGTAAAGCCTGAGTTGGTTGCTGAGGTTGTTGCTACTGAGAAGACCGCAGCACCAAAGCCTAAGCTTACAGAAGAGTTAGTGCCGGGGTATGATAGATTAGCTAATGAAGTAGAGGGTATTATTAAAAAATCAAAGAAACGTGGTGTTAAGTTTAACGACATCATGGACAACGTAGCTGAATATGTTAAAGGTTCTCGTGTTTATGAAACAGCTACCGATGTAGTTCGAGAAAAATTACTGAGAGATATACGTAAGCAGTTTGGTTTAAAGGAGAAGACAGCTCCTACACCAAGTCGTTTGCTCGGTGCTATAAGAGATGTTAAGAAGGTAACACTGAAGGAAAGTGAGCTGTTAAAGATTAGGTTGCAAGAGGCTGTTAAGGCTGCGAAGGATGCTAAGAATTTTATAGCTGATACGCAGCAAGCTTTATCCGCTGAGGTTGACGCTTTAATTAAGAAAGGTACTCTTACTCAAAGGCAAGCATCTGCTATATTGAAAAAGTTTGCTAAGACTGACGTGACTAAAGCTAAGTCTGTAGACGCTTTCACTGAGTATGTAGCTAAAGTATTCAACGACTCAGAAGGAAAGTACAAGAAGGGTGTTGTAAAAGATATTCTAAAGTTTGTTACCGAAAAAGCTAAGAAAGCTATTACTGACAGTAATAAAGCTAGAGGTAAAGGGTTAGATGCACAAGGACAGCAGTTTTTTGCTGCAGCTAAAAGAGTTCTTAAGAGAATCCTTGAGGGCGACTTTGACGCTGAATCAATAGAGAAGAAGTTCTTCCCTGACATTGATGAGGTGTTATCTAAGGAAGGAAAGCTTACGGTTAAAGAGCAAAACCAACTTGACGCTTACATTGCTTTTGAATCATTCAAAGGCGTAGAAGACATGAGTGTTCAAGAAGTTGAAGCACTATTAAAAGACTTAAAGGAAGCTCGTTCTGAATCAATATCTAGACTAAAAGAAAAACTTGAGGCTGAGAAGGCTGAGGTGAAGGCTCTTAGAGATGAGGCTGACTCCAATATACAACAAGGATACTCAGCTCTTTACAATGAGGACGGTTCACCACTGACTGAAGAGCAGCTTAGAGCTCGTCAGAATGAAAGATATAATGCGTTGATGAGTGGTCAGCTAGGTAAAGCTTTCAAGCTTTATGTGTCTGAGTTTCCTTTAACCAAGCCGGGTAAATTCTTAACAGGTATAGCTAATAACTTAAAGCACTTAGGTACTCTAACAAATGGATTGGACAAGGTTGGTAAGTTCTTTACTAAGAATGTATACGAATCCCTTAACGCCATGGAGAGTTTGTATGCTAAAGGATTACAGAGTACTCGTACTAAGATGGATGAGATAGCTAGCTCCATAGATGGTGTTAAGAACTATAAAGACATTCAAAGTAAACTAGCTTCAGGAGCTCACAAGATTGATGGTATCACCACGGGTGAGGGTAAGTCCTTAGGAACTAATCTTTTTAACGCAGACCAATTGATGAGAGTGTACGCTCTTAGTAAGAACGATGTTCAAAGAGAGAAGCTTAAAAAGCAAGGGTTTACTGATGAGAAGTTAAAGCAAATTGAAAGCATCCTTGGTAAGGATGTTGTAGAATTTACGGACAAGGTGGTAGAGTATTTAAGTACGGAGTACTTTGAGCAAACCAATGATGTATACTCTGATGTAAATAACGTAAACTTAAGCTACATAGAGAACTACTTTCCTACTCAGACAATAAAAACTAAGGTTGACTCTAAACTTTTAGATGAAGGAGATTTCAACGGTGTGTTTAACGCTCAAGTAGCTCCTGCATTAAAGGAGAGGGTTGATTTGACAGGTGACGTATCTATACTTAACGCTGACTTTACAACAACCTTAGAGAATCACTTTGAAACTATAGAGCGATACAAGTCTTACGCTGAAGGGGTTAAGAAGTTAAACTCTATATTTAAGTTTAAGTCGGTTGATACACTACTAGAACAAACAGGTTTAGGTAAAGTGGTTAGGAATTCTGTTAACTACGCAGTGAATCCTAATGGTGGGCAGCAGGCAATACAGCCTACCATTATAGATAAGCTTATGACGAAGTACACAGGCTTTGCTCTAGCCTTCAAGTTAGCTCAGGTTGTAAAACAGTCAACGTCTTTTGTCAACGCGTTTGAAGACTACTCATATAGAGGCAAAGGTAAAAGTAAAGTACCGGGGTTAGACCTTGTAATGTTTATGATGGAGGCTGCTTATACAGCGGCAACCCTTCCAATACAGATTCAGAAAGCGTACAACATGTCCCCTATGTTTAAGGAGCGTGTTAAAAAAGGCTTAGAGGGAGATGTGTTTGGTTTAGAGACAGGCTCTGTTACCTTCAAGCCAATCGGTAAATCTAACACCATGTGGGGTAAAGCTGTTAGAGCTTTCAAAACAGGTGCAGGTTCACCTACAGTGCTTGGGGATATACTTGGTGTGATGGGTTATATGATTAACTATAACCGAGACATTGCAAATGGTATGAGCGAGGCTGACGCTTTGAAGAAGTTTGAGAACTATAACGCTACTCAGCAGTCTCGTAGAGCGACTGAGAAGATTCCTTTACAGATGAATAGTAACTCCTTAGTTAGAGGGTTTACAATGTTTGGTAGCACACTATTCTTGCAGATGAACAAAGTTATGCAGGGCTTTACAAACGTAATGAGCTCAGCCTCTAAGGGCAGTATACCTACAGCTAAAGATACTAGAGCTATTATATTAAACCTTGGTGTAGCCAACGTGATGTTTGCTCTTGCAGCGAACTTAGCGAAGTTTATTAAGGGTGATGATGAGGATAGAGATGAGGCTCTACTTAGAATGAAGGACGCTATGATGGGTTTAAATCTTATCTATCAAGTGCCTTACTTTGGAGCAGCTATAGAGTCTGCGGTAAATAAATCAAGAGGTATTAATAGACCTGCCGACGTAGCTGTAAACCCATTCAACTCTATAATGAGGAAGGTTAAGAAGTTGTCTAAGGACGATAAGCCTATCGAGGCCGCTACACGTGTTGCTGTGGAACTTACTATAGGAGCTCAGGTTGACCCGTTTATTGGTTTGTTTAACGGATTCACTGAAGGGTTTGATGAGGATGTAATGTATGATGTTCTTGGTGTGAGTTCTTCTTACAGGCCCGCAAAACAAACTAAGAGCAAGAAGGGCATAAGTAAATCCGCTTTAAAGAAAGCCAACCCTAGGGCTTACCAAAGATTATATGGCCCGGGCTCAGCTTACTATAAGCAACAGCAAAGAATTAAGGAGCTGAAGAAAAGGCAGGGTAAATAAAAAAAGGGGAGTCCGTTATAACGGATTCCCCTTTTAGATTAAGTAATAAATTCCGTAAAGAATTATTGCGTTAATTATTAGCACGACTATAAAGTCTTTTATCTTACCATCAGAATCTGACATACTTGAATCCTTTTTGTTGTTCGTAATAAATCATTAGCTCCTCATCATTGAATGAGTTCTCTCTTGGTTTTCTACCACCCCACTTAACGCTACCCTGTATCTCTGAAACCTTAGCGTAGATGATTCCATCCTCACACGCCCATATCATCACAGGGTTTAATCTTTTGTCGCATAGCTTGACAATCTTTCGTGCTGCCACAGGAAGCGGATAAGCGTCTTTAAGAGCTCTTAATCTTCCTTTAACTTCTACGTAAGCGATAAGGTTGTTAGAGCTGTCAAACACTCTGTAATCAATGTCGTTTGAACCGAGCTTTTTATATGAGCCACCAAATATCCCAACGAATTTTTCAATCGCTTTCTTCTCTCGTGTTAAGTCTGACTTGTTTTCAAATCTCATAGCTCCATTAGGCAGTTTATAGCAGTATGGCCACCGAATACAACACCGCACCCGATAGCTTGCTTCTTAAAGTTCTTAGCGTATGCAGCAGCGTAACTCTTACCGTCAACACCGCAACCTACTTGCATTCCAAATATTCTAAAGTTTCTACCAACCATCCACTCGCAGTACGCTTGTGTGTGTATGTGGCCTTGAACCGTAGACATCATATCGTTCTTAGACTTTGTCCTTGCAGTACCACCCTCACCGTGTACGTACTGTACGTTATCGTACACAACCCTGTCCTGCCAATTCCACTTCGTTCCAAGAACGTCGTTGTAACTCTTTATCCACCTCTGTGGTATCTGAGAGTCAAAAGCTTTACGCATAATAATCCTGTCGTGGTTTCCTATAAGAACATCCGCAACAGGGAAAGCTTCGTTCCACCTCTTAACCTCTTCGATTGCGTAGTCCAACTCATCACCACCACCCATTCCATCGGGGTCACTAGTATGGAATGAGGAGTAGTGATTGTCAATTATGTCACCGATAAAAATGACTTGATTGCAGTTGTATTTAGCGTATGTCTCCTTGCAGAAATCAAGGTAGCCGTCAAGAACAAAAGGAGCATGAACATCCCCGATAACGAGAATCCTACGCTCCTTCTTATTGATATTGTCGTACGCTACCTTCTTGTTACCACTAAGTCGTGGTCTGTAATCCTTCTTATAGTTCATCTTGTAGGGATTCAAGCACACCGTTTAGATTCTTAATAAGACCCTTAATCTCCTTCCTAGCTTTCTTATGCTCACGGTCTATAAGAGATTCGTAAATCTCATTAGTAGAGTCGTGTATCCCTTCCATTAATAAATTGATGTGCTTGATTCTAGTGTGATGGAGATTGGATTTTGTAGACATTTGATTATGAGTCCATTGCATTCAGGAACGTAGTTCCCATCGTTGGATTTATTGTTTTGATTAGTTTGTAAATTCTTTTTGACTTAGCCCTAACATCGGAAGCTTCCTTCTTTGTAGAGTCAGAGCCTAAGTTAGTATACATCTTACAATCTATACGTAACAACTCATCTAGCTTCTGTCGCTCGTTCCAAGAAGAAAATCCTGCTATCTTATCTATGTCGTTATACGTATACCCCATTGTAAAATCTGTTTAGTTTTTTCTCTATCTCTCTCTCCGTATTAGGTTTAGTCCTTTGTCTTATAATCTGTATAAGGTTTTTATACTTATTATCCTCCTTTTTAAAGTGAGAGTTCTCTTTCATTAAAGTATGATTTACCAAATATAATTCTTTTATTTTATTTTCCAAGGAAATTACTTGTTTTTTTAAATCATTTACCGTATCCAATCCATGAACCGGGTCGTATCCATCATAAAACAAGGTTCGGCACTCTAAGTATTTAGCTCGTAAAACTTCATCATACTTGATTATATCCTGAAACTTAAGCCAATAATTGTGAACCGTAGCATGGTTGCAATTAAAAGTTCTAGCAATGTGGCTAGAGCCTAAGTTTAAATCCTTAAGTATATCACAGTAAACCATTCTTGCGTTTACGTACTTCCTTAGCCTTGTTTTCCTTGTTAAGTCTAAGGCAAATACTCCGTTAACTATCCTCTTGAGCTTCTCCTCCTGTTGTTCCTTCAGTTCCATTTGATGTAAGTGTTTTTTGGTTTGTAATTAAATCTAAGTAGTCGTCCAACTCTATCGGTATGATGTCTAAGTACACAGCCTTCTCACCTTCCTGCTTGAGATACTCTATCTCAAAAAAGAATGGCACTGTGCCCTTAACTACACCACCAACCATTTGACTTAGTCCGTTTAGTGATGCTAAATCTTCCTCGTGGTTTATGAGTTGTCGAACAACCTCCTCTTGGATATTGTCGGGATACATATCCAACTCCTCAATAAAGTAAACGTCAAATTTAAGAGTCGTCTTCTTCTCCCCCTCGGTAAACTTCTGTTCTGAATCCATATCCTTTTAATTCTTTTAGTCTATACTCCTGCAACTTTGATACCTTTCCTGTTGGCCTCTTCACCTCGCTGAATAAAACATCTGCGTTAGGTTTAAAGGCGACCAAGTCGGGAATCCCATTCTTATTAGTCTTCACTAACTTGAGGACATAATAACCTTGGGACTCCAACTCCTTGATTCTTTTAGATTGTATCTGCTGCTCTGTCATTTCATAAAGATACTAAATCCAAATCTTTTCTAGCGTATAAATCTTTTGATACTAATTTTATAGCACCCTTCTTTATACCTTTATCTAACAATTTTCTTATATTTCTTTTAGATAAACCTCCTTTACCTAAATGTATATAAGCATTATTAAGGCTAAAGGGTTTAGTGCTTCTCTTTACCTTCCTTAAAAAAACAGAATATGCATCAGTAGAATTGGTAATTGATACTCTATTGTATCTGAATTCGTTTCTCTTTTTCATAGTAAATCTTTTTTAAAGTGTCTAAGTGTATAATCCTTCTTCTTTGTTACTGCTTTGTATATGTCTGTCTCGATGCCGCCCTTAGAGAATATCCAATAGACTCTATTCTTAAGCCTGTCCTTGGTTGTCATCCTGTCCTTTGACTGCCAATAACTCGTAGCACTAAAGTCAATGTTGTAGTACACTAAGTAGTCAGCATGCTTAAGTGATATTCCCTCACGACCACTAACAATCTGAAGCGCAATATTCTTATCAGATGTATCAAACTCATACAACTCCGTTGTTAAATCATCACCAAAGACCTCCTTCAAAGCTTTAAACTCCTGCTTAAACTTGTAGAATATTCCAATCTTCTTACCCTTGAATCGTTCCCTTATAAACTTTGCTTTGGTATAGTCTAATACCATTGAGTTTCCACTCTCAAACTTTATAGTTCCCGAATAGATTTGGTGTAGCTTCATCATCAGCTTAACGGGTGTGTCAGCTAAGATGACATCCTCATCACCCTCAATTACTAAGTCACGCTTCAACCTATTGGCTATCTCGTAGGTCTTATCTTCAAGCTGAACCTCAAGCACATTCTCCATAGTCTCGGTGACAAACCCCGCGTCCTTCTGCGTTAGTGATATGGTATAGGGCTTCATCTTTTCTATGATAGAATCATTACCTCTTGTATAATCCTTTATCATCATACCGTTTATCTTTCGCTCCCTAACATCTACATACCTGTCACAGAACCTGTAGAAGTTCTTGAAAGACTGAAACGGATTACCGTTTATACCGTATACCTGATGGTACATCTGACTGTATGACTCAGGTGACGGTGTACCCGATAGTAGTATAACCTTTGCCTTAGTCTTTAGTATCAAATCCCTAACAGCCTTCGCTCTTTTATTTGGTTTAGGGAACGCTCCAAGGCCGTGAGCCTCATCACATATAATAACATCCCACTTAAGGTCGGGAGCTTTGTGCATTGACTCGTAGTTGATTGTAAACATCACAAAGGATGCAGGGCAAAGCACGTCGTAGTCTTTAGTTATAGAGCTCATTGCCTTCTTCTTGGTTAGGAATAAAACATTCTCCACTCCAAGTCTGTCACATATCCCTAGACTTGTAAGGGTCTTCCCTGTACGAACCTCCATGGCTAGGTATACAAAGTTATTCCTCTGTATTATATCTGTGGCCTTATCAATTATATCCGATTGATAATCTCTCCACTCGAATGTTCCTACCATTCGTCAACTGCAAAGATTGGTGTTTTATCTCCAACGTGAGAGTTAAGAACATTAAAGCTCATATACTCTACCGCATCCGTGTAGTTCATACCGTCATCTATAAGTATGTTCAAGCATTTCTTTGTTGAATAAATCAATCGTCTTGACTGATAGCAGAACCCGATGACCGCGTCATCGAATCCGTCTGCCTTTAAAAATTGCTCATCGTTGTAGTGCTCAACGAGAAATTCTAATAAGTTCTTGTAGTTTAACTTTTCCATTACTCTTTTATTTGTGTTTGAATTACCGGTCTCTTTTTGATGACCATATATTTTCCGTGAATATCTCTACCTATCTCAGGTTGTACTCCTGTCTTGTATAATGAGTAAGATGCTAACCACTTGTAGAATCTAGTTCTAGATATAGTCATCTTTGCTTTAGGGCCGAAGTCAGGGTATTCTTCAATGAAGTCGTAGTACAACTGCTGAGAGTTTAACTTGGTCTCTAACATTAAAGATGTATTACCATCCTGCCCCTCAAGTAATCCGCACCACTCTATAAAGTCGTGACATGTCTCTGCAGATAGTTGACGAATCTTTAGGTTTACAAATTGACTCTTTTGTAATCCTTTAGCGAGATAGTTCTGAAGACAACCAATCATATAGTTGTCAAAGCTACACCAATCCCTCTCACTCCAATCACCAAACATTAACTTACCAAACTCATCCATCGGGGTGAAGTTCTTATTGTAGTGCTGATGAAGTTCAAGCTCCCACTTACGCCGAGCGAATGAGTTACCTGCACCCTTGATAGCATAGTTAGTTGTGATAGCAATCTTAGGTGATTTACTGAAAGGAATCTTGATGGCATCCTTATTCTTCTTCTCAAGAGTCAACCCTTCGGTTACAACGCTAAACAACCTCTCGAAATCAAAGTGCTTTTTAACATCATCGAAGACAAGTATCTGCGTATCTGCTGATACAAGCTGATAAGCAAAAGAGCGCTCAAATGTAAACGACTTACCATCTATCGTTACCACCTTCTTCATTTTTGATAGAGCGTTCATAAACAAACCTTTACCCGTACCACCCTCAGGGTTATCTGATATAACCTCATCGTTTAATATTATTGCCGGGCAGTATGATAGATTCTTGTGTGCATGCAGCATGTATCCTATTGTGCTCTCCATAGAATTAATCCTAGTCTCGTCATTACCACACACGTTACCTATAAATGTTCTGTAGTCGCAGTCAGTAACCTCACATATATTAAAGTTCCTATCTATTACGTGGTCTTTCCAAACGTAGCCACCCAAGTCTAAGTAGTCGATGGTTATCACCTCATCCTTCTTTATCTCTACCGCACAGTTGTTGTAGTATAAGAACGCTGAGTCTTTGGTGTCTGACATGAAGTGAATGT